CGCTGATCCCGTCGCAGAATACTCGATCGTCCATGAGTTGTTACATGGTGGTCGATACTCCTGTGAACGGTTTCACGGTCGCTGAGGCCAAGGGAGTCGTGGATGCGCTTGTCGCGTATCTCACGGCGTCCACTGGTGCAAAGGTCACCCAGCTTCTGGTTGGTGAGAATTAGAGAATGGCATGGCCATTGGTCATGCTTCTCTTTGACATTCTCACTGCGGTGACGCGACGATGGCTGAGGAACACCTACCCCCAATCAGGAGGAGATGTTGAAAAGCCCGATCGCGCTCATGCAAGTGGTCCTGGCCGAGGCCGGGACCAGATGCGGCACAAGTACCACTCAGGATCGCAAAACGATCCTGAGTCGAGTCGAACACGAAGGGATATCGTTCTTGACGATATCCTTGCCGCAGTTTGGAAAAGACTTCGAAAGAAGTCTTGACCAAGCCTACGCAGATCGCAGTCTCTTCCAGGGATTTTCCTGGAGAGGAGGTCTCCCCCGATTTCTCGGAGGTTTCCTCGATCTTGTGTTCGATCGCGCAAGTGGCCGTCTGCTGTCTGAACCTAACATCCACGCAATTCGCGCCATTCGTCAGATTACTCTGATGTTTGGCAAGATTGCCATCGAGTGTTCTCGAGAGAGAACACGAGATGCGATGCTGCAATATCTTCAGACAGAGCAGGACGTGCGCCAGAACGATGCACTACTCAAGGCATCTGAACCTTACAGGTTCGATGACTTTAGTCGCATCAGCCGGTTGCTCTGGGCCGATTACTTCTCTAAGGTAGATTCTCGAATCTACCACGAGGGAGTACGGTACCCTAAGCATGGCCCTGGCGCCACCGCCGACAAGCTTCGCGGCAACGCGAAGTATAATCAGTCGGTGTGGACCCGTCGCTTGGAAGAGGTTCTCCCGCATTGGGAGAACCTCATTCCAAGTGAGTCCTTCCTTGAGAGGATGGACGGAGTCACGATCCTGGAACCTTCGGATGAGATACCTGTAAGGGTTATCTCCGTCCCGAAGACGCTGAAAACTCCTCGCATCATCGCCATAGAACCTACCTGTATGCAGTTCATGCAGCAGGGGGTTCTCGCGATGATGGTGGATGAGATGCCGCGCTTTACCAACACGCGACATTTCATACTGTTCGAATCGCAAGAACCAAACCAATGGCTCGCGCGAGAGGGTTCCATCACTGGAGCCCTCGCCACACTTGATTTGAGTGAGGCTTCGGATAGAGTTTCCAACGAGCATGTACGTCTCCTTGTAGAGCCTCATCGCCTCTTGCGAGAGGTAGTGGACGCTACAAGAAGCCGGAAGGCTCGTGTTCTTGACAAGGTCATAGACCTTGCCAAGTTCGCGTCGATGGGTTCAGCTCTCTGCTTTCCTTTTGAAGCGATGGTCTTTACGACCATCATCTTCATCGGGATTGAGAGAGAGCTCGGACGGCCCATCCGGAAGAAGGATATTGAATCCTTCTACGGACGGGTACGCGTCTACGGGGACGACATCGTCGTCCCTGTAGAGTACGTGCAATCGGTCATACGGGAACTTGAGGCTTTTGGCCTCAAGGTCAACACCGCCAAGTCTTTCTGGACTGGAAAGTTCAGAGAGTCTTGCGGCAAGGAGTACTACGACGGCCACGAGGTTACTGTGGCTCGTATGCGTAGGACTTTCCCGAACAGCCGACGGGACGTTGAAGAGTTGACGTCCATCGTATCGTTGAGAGACCAGTTCTTCGAACTGGCCTATCACGACACGGTGCGATTCCTTGACGAATGGATCGAACGGTTGATCCCGTTCCCCTACGTTCAAGAAACATCAGCTCTTCTGGGCAGACGATCCTATGGGCCTCAATGCCAAGAGACCCGGATCGACCGCGACTTACAACTCCCCTTGGTAAAGGGAGTTGTAGTTGTGTCACAGTCACCCACTTCACTGCTGGATGACTATGGTGCCTTGATGAAGTGGTTCCTCAAGAGAGGGCGAGAGCCCTTCCTTGATTTGAACCACCTTCAGCGTGCCGGGCGTCCTCGTTCCGCCCGCATCAAGACGAG